TGGGAACCCTGATGACAATCTTTACACAACGGGATGCACAGGTATTGCTTGTGCTGTTCGATGTGGTGTGCGTCTGACGGAGCTGGTTCCCCGCATACTCCGCACGGCATTTGCTTAATCCGAGCCAGATACGCCCGTTGTTTAGTGGTCAATCGGTTGTTCATTTTGCTTGACCTTCTCTGTACACGGTTTGCAACGCCATCTTCTATGTTTACCGTTTTTGGATAAAACCCAATAGCCGCCAGCCGATACTCTCATCTGTTGACAATTGGTGCAATATCGTCTGCCATTAATACTGTCTTCAGCTTTCGTTAACATAGATCAATCTTCACAAACTTGTTTAACTTCACATCAAAAAACTGTTCGTTGCTCATAAACTTGTTGTCTAGTGTCACAACCGGACTGAGCAACACTTGTGCGGCATCACAATAATATGCAGTTTTAAGCGAGTTGCCGCAAACAAAAATGTATGTCGGCATCCCATTATCTAACAGTTTTTGTTTGCGCTTGGCTATATGGATTGTGTCGTATTGACACTGATCCCAACCTCGGACTTCCACCTCAACAAAACAAACCCAGCGATCATCTCGCTTAACGATCAAGTCAACATCGTATTTGAAAAAGTCTTCAACACGGCATCCTCGTGCGGTTAGCCAGCGTTTGACAGCTTTTTTCCCACGCTCGTCATTTTGATCGTATAGGTCCTGATCAAACTGTTTCATAAAACTCAACGCCGTGTTCAGCACCGAACGCATGGATAAACTCGATCAAATCCGACATCTCGCTTTTGGTCATCTTGCTGGTTGATTGCCCTAGCACAACAAATCCCCCATCAATGCCGGGAACAACTTGCTGCTTTTTCAGTGCCGCCGTACACATATCCTTCCAATTTTCGGCAGACAGCTTCATGCCGTGCCAAACAATTTGATCGGACAATTCGTGCAAAAGAGACCACAGGAGAGCGTTTTGCTCTAAGGTTCTGGTAGGCTCTTTGATCTCAACAATGTAGCCTTGCGGAGCGTTTTTAACCGCTTCCTGAGCCAATTGTCGTGCCGTGTCGTGCGCCATCACAAAATACTTTTTCATTTAGTGCCTCGTTCAAGAAAATGTAGATCAATCAAAATCCGCTCTTTTTCGTCTTCCATGTCACGCAGAGCTTCCATTAAATGACGGATGTTTTGCTCCAGCATATTGATCCTGTCAGTATGAAACTCCGAGCAAGCCACCCACGCCGCAGACCAAATCTCGCTCATGTGCGATTGATGCGGACTCTCAGTCTGTAGCACCCAGCTTGTGTACGCCTGACTGCAATTCATTGCGCTGTTTTCTGACTTCATCCAATATCTCCTGTCTGTCCACCTTGCCAAACCTACGGATGACTTCCAACATAGACTGTGCCGCCTCCCTGTTTGGATATGTTGACATAACTAGCTCAACACAGCAAGCAAAACAATCCATGTGATACACATTGTGATCACACTTGATCAACTATCAATCTCCAGAGCTTCTCGGTAAAACCGGACTTGAATCGGGCTAAGTTTGTCTCCAGCTTCTTGTCGTGCTTTAAGGCGTTTAGCCCAACGCTTATGGTCTACAGTCTCGTTTGCAGGGGTTTTAAACACGCTAGAAACGATTTTCATCAACTCAGCATCTACCACACTAGAATCAGCCTTCGGTGCGCTCAGAGCTGGATTTTGAGGTTTTGGAGCCTGTCTACAAAGGTTTTTAAATTCAACCAAATTTGGACACTTTTCCGGCAGGTTTTCCAATGCCCATCCTATTGCTTTGAGGTTGCCAGAAAACGCTAATAGCTCGTGCGCCCATGATGCTTTAACTTCTGCGACAGGCATTCCGCTCCATTTGTTTTTAAACTCATTGCCGTATGTCATGGCAAGACGGTCAAAAAGTCGTTCAATTGCGGCTAATGGAAGGCTCATTTTGCAATCCTCAGCAGTGTTGGGAATTCCATGTCAAAAATTTCTGACGTTTTTTTCCCTGTTGCGTTTTCGTACCATTCACGATTCTGCCTTTCCCATGCGGTTTCAGTCTTAACAATTGGGGTTGGCAAAGGTTTCTCGTCTAGCCATCTGTTTTGATTTAAATATGTTGACGGGTTTGGGATAAATTGACCGCCATCTTTTAGCCATTGATCCGAAACTCGTTGCCATGACAATGCGTCTTTGACTGTTTTTAAATCGGGGTTATGTTTTTGCCATGCTTTCCTAGCAGCTTCCTTTCCAACCTTTTTTGGGTACTCAGACCAAAATTCATCAAACAACTGATCCGCAACGGATGTTTGCATATGCGACTTGTTTTTTTTGTCTTTTTTGAATGATTGGATTTCTTGCTCAACTCTTTTGTTAGTCCAGCCTTGTTTTGTCAACACAAAGTATGTTTTCAACACTTGTTCAACATCGGACTGGAATTGGTCCATTCCAATCAGCACAGCAGGATTGTCTGCTGATATTGGTTTTTCTTGCAAATAATACAAATCAAGCAAACGCCTATAAGCCAAATCTTGCATAGGCGTAAGATATTTTGTGTGACTAGCGTAGTCACCTATGTTGAATTGATAGTGTTGCATTGTCTTACCTCTCAAGTAAGTTGCTCTCCCTGATGACATGGGCAGGAGGGAGAGAAGTACTCTTTTCGGGGATCAGCCTAGCCCAGTCAAACCATTACAAAAATGGATTGTTAAAACTATTCGCTGGAATTTGGAACATCCGTTCAATCGCAATCGCATGAGTGCTTGGAACCTTTTTTCTGCGAATCCATTGCGTAATGTTGGATCGATGCAACCCAAGCATTTTTGCCAGCTTGGTTTGTGATCCAGCTTTCTTTATCGCTTCAGCTAGTGGTGCTTGCATTTTTAACCTCTGACGGTGGAATCCATCCCATTTGCTTAAATCGCTTGAGCACATCCGTTTGAGATGCTGGGATATACACCCAGTTAGGATCAAGCAAACGAGCCTTGTTGACAATTGTAGACGTTTCTTGCTGTTTGTTTATCATGGTAAACCCTTAGAAAGGAATATTGTCATCAACATCAACAAGCATTTTTTCCTGCTTTTCTTGCTTTTCAACAATTTCTTGTTTCTTTTCACGTTCCAGCAGCTCTAATTGATTGATGTTCGCTCTCATGGAAAACCCTTGTGTGCCGTCTTTTTTGTTGTAGATCGTCACATTCAGATCAGTCAACGCAACGTAGATTTGTGCTCCCTTTTTGAGATAGGGTTGCAGCCCTTCAACTCGTGAACCCCATAGGCTTGCGTAAATCCATTGAGTCGGACGCTTGCCGTCCACTTTTTTGCCGTAGTTGTACGCTAACGCCAGCTCCATGACTGGGTTGCCTTCGCCCGTATAGCGAACAGTCGGGTCTACACCAATACGCACCACGCCTGAGAAAATCATTTTTTAGTCCTTTGATCAAGTTTAGTCATTGCTTCGTTTACTTCATTCAGAAACCTCTGAACCTCGGATTCAAGCGTATTAATGTATTCATCATTTCTGTATACACGCTTGCAAAAAAACTGTTCACCGTCCGGCAGTCGTGGATCAAAGCTGACAAAATCACACCATTTCCTACCAGTACACGCCATTTGCCATTGCATTTGGGGAATATACTGATTCGGCACTTTGTCATCCATCAGCGTTTCAATATGCGTTTTGGTGGATGGACATTTGATTTCAATCAGACCATCCGTGCCAACCAAACCGTCAGGGCTTGCCCCAGCCATCGGGATTTCTGGATGGTCAACAAACGCAATCTCTGTCACCAACTCACCAGTGGCAAGCTCATACGCCTCCCTTGCTTTAGGTTCTGTTTCTGTACCCCACTGCATATATTCGTTTTTAAAATCGTTTGCAGGCATTCCTGTACGCCTCTCTACGACAAGGTCTGACAGGTAATTAGCCCTTGATGCCGATACGCCTGTTTTGGTTTTGGCAAGAATGTCTTTGACCCTAGACGCTGTCACTTTGCCAAGGCGAATTGCTTTCCATGCATCCGTTCCCTGTTCAATATTTTTGTAGTCCATTGATAGTCCTGTATAGAAATTGTCATCGTTCATTTCAGTCATCCGTGATGTCTGGTCTTGCGTCAGCCTCCAGCTTGGCCATTAGTTTCCTGAACTCCTCATCACTGGTTTGCAGGAAGGCATCGTTTTCTTTCAGACCACACCAGCTGCACTCACCTTCAAAAGTGATCCAGTCTCCATCCTCATGGCAGAAATGTGTTCTTATGTTTGTCTCCTATAGATTGATGAACAGCACTAATCCTAATTGAAAAGCGATAAACAAACCAAGTTTAAAAGCCATTTTTATCTCGCAATTTGGCTTCCGCCCACCATACAGCAGACTCAAACGCCTGCTTGTCTACCCAGCTTTGCTTTGCACCTTCGGCAATTTCCTCATCCGTCAGCCCGACCCACTCACGCTTGGGTGGTGCGGTGTAGAGTCGGATGCGCCCTTGTGTTTCATCTGTGTAGATTTCTACGCATCCAAAGTAACCTAATGTCAGACCTTGCAGGTTTTCAGCGTTTACCCACACCACAGGCTCCTCAACATCCGTAGTGGAGTTTGGCGGCTCCTCTAAATTCTCATCGCCCCCACGCAGTTCATCCACCCACACTTTTGTTATCGATTTGCCTTTTGGTCTGATGCTGTCAGCCAAAATGTGCTGCTCAAGCGCTTGGCGCAGGGCTTCAGCAGAGTGATTAGCTCGACTTTTTACCCATCGTTCAAATTCTTCTGGCGATGCAAGTTCTTCCCATTTGCGCCAATTTGAATTGGCAATCCCTTCCAACGTTTCCAACGCCAGCTTCATTGCTTCTCGGTCAGTCATTTCATCCTCTCCCTGATCATTGCGGCGCACTCCATAGCTTCATACACTCCCCATTCTTCACACACCTTCGCACACGCCTCGTTCTCAGCGGCAGCACCAGCCTTGTACCCGTATTCAAAGATACGCAACGCAGTCTCGCTCTCGGACAGATACATATCACCGAATATCTTGCGAAATTCTTTTTCTACGTTATCCATCATGCAAACCATAGGTAAATGCCATGCAGAATCCCAAGTGGGAAGAACAATGCACCAGCGATAAGAAATCCCCACAAGCCTTCATTGAAGCAAGTAAACACATGGGTTAGCCATGCTGCTGCTGATCCAATGATTGCTGACCATCCTAGAAAGTCACTCATAGCCATACTCCAAAGACGCAAATGCCCTGCGGTTTGTAAACACTAACTGGATTTTGCTTGTTAGTGGATCGGTACTTCCAGCCCCTTGTGCTGTTATCACTCGGTTTAATGACGTTGATATATCCGGTGTCTGCAAGTGCAAGCAACCGCCGTTTTGTTGAGCTTTGACGCAAATTGATATGTTTCATAATCTCCTCAACCGTTCTAGGGCAATCACAAAAATCAATAATCTTTTTGTTTGTCTTGTCAAAACGGTTTTGTTCACATTGTTCGATAAGGTTAACTGGACTCATTTGCAATTCCTTTCAAAACATCCCCGTTGCGCTTCCAAAACTCTTTCTTGTACTCAGACATCGGAACATCTTGAAACGCCTCTTGTAGGGCTTTTAATCCAGCCGCAGCCGCTTTTTTCATTGGTTCCAAATGCTCGGTCTCATACGCTAAATATTCATCCTCATGTTTGGATGCTTTAGCTTCCTCAGGCAGGTCCTCGCCTGCATAGATATACAAACCCAGCCCATGACAAGCAATGGTTTTAACTAAACAACGCATCATGTTTTTGTTTATGTCAAACGCATTCGGATTGGAAATCGCTTTGTTCCTGTGATCCATGACGGGCAAATGCATCGTCATTGACTTGCAAAACGCTGTCACCGTGCAAGACACCAGCATCGTGCCATCAGGAAACGTCACAGGATCGTGAAATACCCAGTTGGCATTTGGGTCTTTACGCATCAGCTGGTCAACCGCCCATGCCCACGACAAGTACGACAGATTGCCTTTTTTCTCAATATGCTTGGATACATCAATCTTGGCAAGCTCTACAAAGTTGTTCATGTTGTCCTCAGATAAAAGCGAGTGAAAGGATTAACAGTGCTCCGAGCACTGCTGCTGCGACATCCCAGCCAATATGCTTGGGTTGTAGGCTACGCACGAATGCGTGACGCTGATCGGTGTAGTGGTCTTTCATAGAACCTCCACGGTGATGCGATAGTGCTTGCCGTTCATATCGGAGACATACATTCTTTTGGTGCTGGAAATCAGCTTGTCATCCACAACGTCATGGTGGACACGACCACAACCAGCAATGATCATTTCAGGATCAAAGTCGTTCATGGTTTTCTTGATGCGGTGTGCAATGTAATCGCAGTACGCAGGCAACGACTCAATGTATTGTTGCTCAAGCTGCTGCTGGTGAAAAAATGCTTCGTCCATGATTAAGCTCCCATTTCCATGTCAATGTGGTAGTAAATATCTTCCTCAATTGATTCAGTGATCTTTTTGGCAAGCCAGTTTGCTGGATAACCTTTGCGGTCAAGTATGCGGTAAGCACACTCAAACCCGTCACGGGAATCTTCATCGCTAGGAGCATTGCGCCCTTCACCAGCGTAAAACTTGTAGTCAAGGACTTCGATTTGGCAGGGGATGCCTTGAATGCGGTATGGAATGTTCATTTAGTACCTCGTTGAGAATTTGTCTACTGAGACTCCAGTATGAATGTCTGTCTACACATTGTCAACAACAATCTTTATCAGTATTTTCCCTAGTGTTGTATCTTGTAGACATACTATTCCCAAGGGTGGATAGCCTGTAGTTTCCTACGCTGTTCCTACCTGATCCATACTGAGTACTTGACGCAGTACCAATCCTACCGGAGTGAATGTTTAATCGAGCTAGAGTCTTGTCCCACCATGTCCTCTAGTCTTGTGCAGTACCCATTTAAGTCTGCGAGGCTTGCAACGGGGTGTACGTCAGCCTATGTTTCCTTCCACGCCACCCATATAGGTGCATTGTTATCGTATGGAGTACGGTTGACATGGAAAACAAAAAAGCCGCTTTAGAGTGCATCTTGCTGGCAGACCCTTGCGGGACATTCTTTGGTAAATATCCACCAAGGGATTTACCAAAAAATCAAGATACACACTAAAACGGCTTCATTTGTCTGCCAGGACAACGACTTAAATATACACAATACAGATCAGTTATGCAAGCTCAAAGTGAGGGCTATCGGATTCGCCTTTTTCACGGAGGTTTCCGTCCTGATCCCAGTCAGCTCCCCACCTGAGTTTTAAACCTAATTCGTCAGCAGCGTCAAACATTGCCATTGCAATTGCATCAAACGCTTTCAAATCATTCCAATCCAATGGATACGGCACAAGATCAACAGCGTGTCCAAAACCGTCTGCTTGCTTGAAATGATTGGATGTCATCGTCCAAGTCACGATTTGTCCTGGCTTTGTCCTTCCCTGTGCGTACAGCTCTGCTTGCCGCTCTGGAGTCCTAACCCCTTCCAGTACACTAAAATCTTGCCGTGTGATCTCAATCGCTCGTTTAACAATACGAACCAAATCAGGATGCACACCTTCCAGTCGAGACAAAGACCGAGCTGATAGCTTATACATTAGCGTTTGTCCCTTTCTTTGCTGCCCATACTAGAACCAAAGAAAAATTGTAGTATTGTTGCAACAACCGTTCCAAGCAAAAACCCAAGAATCGTGTCAGCAAACCTCTGGTTATCTTCTGGGATATGCCCAAACGTAATAAATCCAATGTACCCAGCAGCAAACAATGACCAAAACGTAGCAAAAATGTAAATGAATCGCTTGCTGAATACATCCTCTTGCCTAAGTGCTTCAACCTGCATATTCCGTGCGTTAGCAATATCGCCATACGCCATCGAAATCAACTCTTTCTCGTGAGTCATTGTTGCGATTTTCCAGTCTTGCAACATTTCTGGAGTCGGGTCTGGTGTAAGCTCAATGCCCAACTTTTCCTCTACAAACTCTTTCCCTTTTTTTGTAACGGCATCAGCAACAAGATTAAGACCGTTAGCGGCTAATGTTGCAAGAATCGGAGCAAGTAGAGGAGCAATCATTTAATGACCTTTTTTAAAGTGATCCCAAATGTAAACAAGGAATCCAGCAACAATAGCTGTGACCCCATGCCAAACCCATTTGGTTGTCATCTCATTCATAGGAGACTTTTGTTCAAGCAGAGCTAACCGCTCACTAAAGTTTGTCGGGATCAACTTTTCAATTTCAGTCAGCCGATCCTCAACTTTTTTAATGGCAGCAAAAGCACGATCCTGAGCCATTTGGGTTTGCGTCTGACGCTCTTCAATCAATGCAAGTTTGGTAATGGCAGAAGTCAGTTCACGCAAAGCGGTTTTCATTTCGCCAACGTCTTCGTGCAAAGATTGTAATTTTGCAGACAGTATGTTCACCTCATGCCCCTCTTTACGCCGCTCTACACCATCCCAATCCATGATTACCTCGTTGGGGTGTAATCAATACCACTGTTGCCAGCAAGAGAAACAACTGCTGTACCGCTAGTAAATCCGCCAGTTTTAACACCAGCATGATACCAAGCAATTTCTGGCTGATAACCATACTCTTCAGTCGGGGCAGTCCAACTATCAACGTCACGCCATGTCGC